TACATATACGGCTGAAGCAGATGATGGTACTGGAAATAATGTTGTAGCCAATGTTTCGCATAATTCTTCTTCATATGATTTTGGTGCAATTGGTTTGGCTTATACAGTAACATCAAATAATACTGCAAGAATTAGTGGTAAAACTGCAAACTTGTTTCCAGGTTCTTATTACAGATTTAGAATGCCTGATGGTACTTTCAAAATTTTACCACCAGACACGACAGAAGATTTTTATGCATTAGTTGAATATAAGATGCCAAATCCTATTAGAAGGCAAGAAACATATCCTGTAACGATTACAGTTGAGGCGGCAGGCATAGAACCTAAACAAAATGTGACTATTAATTTAACTGAATGGCACTATTGGAAATATAACTCGGCCGTGGCCACAGTCAAAGATTTAGTTGCAAGAGGAAAACAATAATGCCAGCAGTTGCAAGAGCGGGAGATTCTGTATTGTCACAAGACGGTGGGCCAGGAAGAAACTGTCCTTCTCCTATGCAAACATCTGTTGGAGAAGTCAATGGTAGAAGTGTATTTGCAAACGGCATTTTGATTGTCGTTGCAGGTAACAAAGTTGCGCCACATCCTAAGAGTGGTTGTTCAACGGATACTTCAGGATTATCAAGTTTTTCTGGTACTGTAAAGATTGGTGGAAAAGGTGTTGGAAGAATTGGTGATGACTATGGACCCAACACAATTACTGCTGGTTCAGGAAATGTATTTGCCGGAGGTTGAATAAATAGAAGATGGCAACAATAACAGCAAATATCGATTCTGCAAGAAGTTTTAGAGACTTAGATTTAAACTTTACGGCTCACCCTGTTCGTAAAGACATTAATGTTTTTAAGAACGAATATGCAGTAATCAATTCAGTTAAAAATCTCATTTTGACAAATCACTATGAGAGACCTTTCCAACCTGAGTTGGGAAGCAATATTCGCCGCCTGTTGTTTGAGAATGTTGATTCTGTAATGGCGGCTCAGATTGAACGAGAAATCGAAGAAACAATCATAAACTTTGAACCAAGAGTTCAAGTTTCAAAAGTCACCGCAAGTGCGGATCCAGACTACAATAGATACAATGTTGAGTTGGAGTTTTTCATCATCAATAACCCCGACCCAATTACAATTAATTTTTTCCTAGAACGGATTAGATAAAAATGGCAAACCGTTTAAGAGTCACCGAACTTGATTTTGATACAATCAAACAGAATTTAAAGGCATTCCTTAATCAGCAGTCTGAGTTTACCGACTATGATTTTGATGGTTCTGGCCTGTCCGTTCTACTAGACATTCTTGCATATAACACTCACTATAATGCATACTATCTGAACATGGTCGCCAATGAGGCGTTCCTTGACACCGCATTGCTTCGTGATTCTGTCGTTTCACATGCTAAAACTTTAGGTTATGTTCCTTACTCACAAAGAGCACCTGTTGCAACTATTAATTTTACTGCACAATCTGCTTCATCGAATGTAGGTTACTTAACACTACCTGCTGGTTATGGTTTCTTGTCAAATCAAATTGACGGAACATCTTATAACTTTGTAGTCATTGAAGATACAATTGTTGCAAAGGCAAATTCACAATACTACTTTGAGAATGTGGATATCTACGAAGGTCAACTTGTTACATATAACTTTGTGCATGACCAAGCCGCAAATCCAAAACAGGTGTTTACACTACCTGAAGCAAACATCGATACAACCACAATTAAAGTTACAGTAAGTCCTGCCGTTGGTAATACACAAACTGCGGTCTATACAAGAGTTACAGATATTTTGGATGTCACATCAACATCCGATGTTTACTACTTACAAGAAAATAAAGCAGGCAAGTTCCAAATCTATTTTGGTAACGATATAACAGGTAAAAAGTTACCCGATGGTGCGGTTGTTGCGATTCGTTATTTGGTTACAAACGGAACTGCCGCAAACAAAGCAAATAACTTCATTGCAGCTGCAACTTTAGGAGATTCATTAAGTGAAAGTATTTCCAATTTTGTTATTAATAATGTTTCTGCTGCAGCTGGCGGTTCAGACAGGGAATCAATTGATGAAATCAAATTCAATGCAGCCGCACAATTCACCACACAAAATAGATTGGTGACATATAAAGACTATGAAACATATCTAAAACAAAATTATCCTGCAATTGATTCTATTTCAGTTTGGGGTGGTGAAGATGAAACACCACCTGTGTATGGTAAAGTTTATATAGCTATTAAACCAAAAGCAAATTACTATATCACATCTTCGGAAAAAACTAGAATCATTGATGAGATTGTAAAACCAAAAGCGATTGTTTCTGTAAATGCAGAAATTCGTGACCCAGAGTACCTATATCTTTTGGTCAGCAACTATGTCGAATACGATAAAAACAAAACAACTCAATCGGCAGATGCAATTAAAAATGGTATTCGTAGTGCAATCTCAATTTACAATTCTACCAATTTAAGTAAGTTTGGTTCTATCTTTGTTCTTTCTAAATTGCAAGATTCTGTTGATGGTGTTGATCCAAATGCGATTCGTGGTTCGGAAACTATTCTTCGTTTACAAAAACGATTTGAACCTACATTGAGTTTGGCAAAAACTTATACCATTGACTTTAATGCCGAACTATATCGTGGCACAATCAATGATAGACTTTCTTCAACAGAGTTTACAGTTTTTGACCAGTTTGGTGTTCTTAGAACTGCACAGTTGGAAGAAATCTCCGATTCATTTACAGGTATCACAGAAATTCAAGTTACAAATCCAGGTATTGGTTACTTGACTGAACCAACAGTCACAATTTCTGGAGACGGAACTGGTGCAACCGCAACTGCAAAAGTTGTTAACGGAAGAATCGAAAGTATTACAGTTACAAACCGTGGTAGTGGATATACCCGTGCATTGGTAACTATCACAAGCAATTCTGGTTATAGTGCATCTGCTGTGGCAGTTTTGGATGCTCGTTATGGTAAGATGAGAACATACTACTATGATGAAAACGCAAGAAAACAAATCATCAACGCAGAAGCAGGAACAATTGACTACACAAATGGTGTTATCACATTGAATGATTTCCGTGTGATTACTTCTAAAGAACCTGATGGTTTAATTCGTTTAACTGTCAGAGCTCAAAAAGGTATTATTACATCATCAAGAAATACAATCATTACGATTGATGAAGCAGACCCATCTTCTATCTCAACTGAATTAGTTGCAATTTAATGTTAGATAAAAAAACCTCGTTACTGATTAATCGTCAAGTTCCTGAATTTGTTCGGGAAGAGAATCCTTTATTCATTGCTTTCTTAGAGGCATATTATGAATACCTTGAAAATAAACAAGGTAGTCAATTAAATGATGCAGTAAAAAGAGCAAAAGATTTAAGAGATTTATCAGATGTTGATTTTTCAATTGATGAATTTGAAGAAGCATTCTTTAACATGTATGCTTCAATTGTTCCAAGAGATGTGGTTGTTGATAAAGCATTTCTCATTAAAAATGTTTTACCATTATACTTAGCAAAAGGTTCTGAAAATGCATTTAAGTTGCTTTTCAGAATGATGTTTGGTGCCGAACTAACAGTAAGTTATCCAAGAACAGAAGTTTTAAGAGCATCTGATGGTAAGTGGTTAATTGAAAATTATCTAAAAGTAGATACTGAGGCGTATTCATTACACATTGGTAATGGAACAAAAAAAGAATTTCTTTTGGCACCATGTCGATGCCCAATTACAACACTACCTTTACCTATTCGTGTAACTGTTTACATTAACAATGTTCTTCAAACGACAGGATACTTTGTTCGTTCCGAAATTAAAAAATTGTATTTCAATACTGCACCCGTAAATGGCGCAGAAATTAAAGTTGTCTATACTGCATTTGACTTTGATGAAATTATCAACAGAAAAGTGACAGGACTAAATTCTGGTGCAACCGCATTAATTGAACGAGTTGGTAATCAAATTATCAACAACAAAAGAGTTGAAGAATTTTATGTTGACAACAAATCGGTAGATGGTGAATTTTCAATTGGTGAACTGATTCACTCTGATATTATTGCATCTGACGGAAGTTTAATTGATGTTTACTTCAGAGGCCTATCATCTGTATTAAAAGTAAACATTATTAGTGGTGGTTCAAACTATATTGTTGGTGATGCTGCCGTAATTAATGCACCTGGTGCGTTAACACAACCAAAAGCATTTATTTCAAAAGTTTTTACTGGTGCAATTAACCGAGTAAATATTTTAGATGGCGGTGCAGGTTTTCAAGTACCCGACCAAATTACTGCTGAAGGATATTCTACAAGTGAGTTATTGTTTGCAATTGGTGCGGTTGATGCAAACACCGCAAATTCAGTTGCAAACAGTTACTACATTTATTCAAATATCATTTCAGATGTTGACCCGGCAAATACTACTATCAACGCATTGGATTGGAACTTTCCAAGCAATACTTCAGTTTATGGCAAAACAAACGCCAATACTGTCATTGCACAAGCACTTTCAAATGCCACATACACATTGATTGGTGGTATCTCTAATGTTTCAGTTATCACATCAAATGTAATTCTGTCAGTAGTTCCTAATTTGTCGGCAGAACCAGCAGACATTATAATTGACCCATTGACTGCAAACACTTCTGGCCAAACATCAATTAAAATTGATACATTTGGTTCAT